TTAATCTCTGCTATCTTACTTGCCTTGATGTCGGCTATCTTATACCTCTTTTCTTTTTCACCTGTTGGCTTACCATCTTCTCCTATAACATCTACCTCCTGATTAAAGTCAATATCAGTAACATCATAGGTTACTATCTTTTTCTTTTCGTCAAAATATAGACCGCCTTTGGTTTGTGTTTGTGGATTATAGCTTGGTCTTACCACATCGTAAATACCAAGATCTTCAAGCTCTTCTTTCGATAGGTTGTTAGCACCTCCTAAAATGTATTTCTTAGGAGTCTTTAATGAGTTAGGTAAACTTTTATATATGTTTACTATTCTTCCGTTCTCTACTGCTGCTTTCATAATTATACGCTTTGTGAAATTGATAAGAAAAATGTATTAGCTGCAGTACAAGCAACTTGTATAAAGTTTACTGCACCTGCGGTAGCACTATAACTACCAGCAATAGTGGTAACCGTTATTCCACTGTTAAGTGTTAATCCAGAGGTTCCTCCTGAGTCTGTTATGATAATGTCTTTCACATCGCCTATTGAGGCGTTTGTGAAATTCAATTCAATAGAGATACTTGAGGTTATTGTAAATACCGCTGCGGTATCAAAATCTAAACTTAATGTTGATGCGGGCGAAACAGCAGAAGATCCTCTTAAGCTGTCCCCAGTCCCACTCTGACCATAAATGTCAGTAGTCATATTGTTAACCTTTACAAAGGCGGCTCTGAGCGTATCCCCAGTTCCATCATCCGGGGCCGACCCAACTCCTATTGTTTCTCGTGCCATAATTCTATTTTATTATATTAATGTTTGATCTGCTGTTATTAGTATTGTGTCTACTTTATATGCTGTACTATCTACAGATAATTCAAGTACATCTGATATCCAACAAGTGGGTGCTGAAGGGATGAAGATTGCATCTGTTGTGTCATCTACATCTCCCCACCAGGAAAAACAATATACCCTACCCCAATTTATTCCGTTAGCCATCTTACTTCTTTATCTTTTTAAAATAGTTACTTAATTTTATTATGTTAGCCACTTTAGGCTTATATGTTTTAATTATATTACCCATCCGCCATACGTTGGGTCTTTATCTGGATACATTCCAGTATCTTGTGCTCCAGTATATTCCGGATAGTCAACACTCTTTTCATCTATGAAATCAAAAAACCTATTCACATAAAAGTCAGCAAAGTCTTTTGCCCTTGCCGTTAATGAATCAAGCTCACTCTTTGTAAGAGGGTCGCTAGATTCGGTAGTGTGTTTAAATATACCTCCGTTGCTAATTTGATAAGCAGCAAAAGGAATATAGCTATATTGGCTATACCATATAAGCATAGGTTTAATATAACTNTTCAATAATGTTTTATATGCAGCATTNGCGGAATCGTCAAGAGTTCCGCCAGTGATCAAACTTTGTANTTTTTCGTATAATTTAGTACCTAAGAAGTTCTGTATGTGTATATCTTGGGCCACCTCAACAAATTGAATCAATTTATCTGTATCTAAAGCTCCATCTATGATAGATTTACGCTTTAATTCCGTCATTGTTATAAATAATGCCTTACTCATCTTCTTCAGTCGTTTTTTCTTCAACAATAGCCTCAGAAACGCTCTCAGAAGCCTCCTGCTCAACGATCTCCTCTTCTTGGACATCCTCTACCGCAGAAAGTTTTTCTCCTGTCTCCTCTTCTCTTTTAATCTTGGTTGCTATGTTGTCTAGTTCTGTAAATTCGATTGGTTGTAGGGTAACAAAGTATAAATCCAACGAAATGTTGTTATATAACAATAATTCATTAAANGCATCGAGCANCATCTGTTGAAATGGTCTAATTACCATATTATCCATAAGTATAGATGCTGTTCTTAGCTCTTCAGCGTTATTTCCGAACCCAGTGTTATCTTTTATACCTAAAAGGATAGGTGAAACGACTCCGTGGCCTATCATTATCTTTTCTCGGCTCTCTTTTGCCAAAAACTCGTATTGAGCGTGTGCATCTGGAAGATTTATTGGGTCTATGTTAGATTGGTTCTCCGAACCATCATTAAAAGCNAAAATAAACCGTCCTGCGTTGCTAGTACCACTGAATTTATCGTAAATTTTACGTTCGATCAATTCTTGGACCTCCTCATTGGGTATTCCATTGTTAAAATTGATCAACATACTTGGCTGAAGGCCNTTTTGTATGTTTGATAGGTGATAATTACTCACTTCTTCCTCCAAAGTAGCATATTGAAGACATCCTTGGTAATCTACTGGTGAGTAATAATAGAAACCAGCCTTGTAAGGCTTAATGACATATAATTCAATCCTCTGAGACCTCGTGCCATTGCGATAAGTAGGTATTCTTTTAGGTTTGTCACTAGGTTTAATGTTTTTCCAGTCACTATGATAGTAATATGCTTCTATTTTACCGTTTTTGGCCTTCTCAGCACGCAATGTTTCCATTGGGAAGTGATATAAGCCAGCTATTTCTTTCTTTCTGTTCTTATAAACCACCTGAATGGCCGCTTGGCCAAGCATTTTGTAGTCTGTTACGATCTTTCTTACATCTTTGGCATTTAAAATGCTCTTCATTTGAGCAAACATTTGAGGCTTCTCCTTAGAGTCGGTAGCCTCAAGGCCCCTACCATAGATCATATCTGAAATACCATTAATACACCTACTATTTGTTGGGCTACCTAGATATTTTTCGATTAAATCACCAAAATAGTTGTTATCTTCACCATACTCGACATAAGCATTCTTACTTTTCTCGACTATTTTAGGTACTTCATACCCGGCAAGATTTACTACTTTTACATTTTTCATACCATTATATATTGTTGACCACTATCACCAGAATCACTTTCTGTATACTTGCTGTCATTTATAGTGTATACTGAGTTCGATAAATATGAGTCAGTACAATAAGCTTTATCCCTAAAAAGCAGGGTTGAACCATTGAATATCTCATAATTATAAATACTGTTATCTGAGAGAATACTAAACGTACAGCTAATGTCAATAAAATTCCCATTAACAGTAGAAGATAAACTACTTAAAGTCTCTGACTTATTAGTCCCATCTTCTGTTATCTTAAGAGACAATCCAGACTGAGCTGTACTGACTCTAGGTAAGATCTTTATTGTTTGAGCATTAGTATTCGGAAGTAGTCTTATCATACTAATATAACTAAAAAAAGGGTTGAGTGTTTTATATAAAAAAAGGGGCCATATAGGCCCCTCTCTATTCCCAGGTATAAACCTATGCTGGATCTCTCTGAGTAGTTTCAGTAGGAGTAGCTGAAGACATCCCTGCAAAAGGGTTTGCATCAGTTGCTCCATCTACAAAATTAGGTAGAGTTGTTTCGTTGGCTGTTAAAGTCAACGTATATCCATTTAAGTCTCCCATCGCTGTCCCGGTAACGGCAGTACCTCCAGTAACTTCCGCTCCGTGTTCTCTTCCAACTAACAGAACTTTATTGTCAAATGTCTGTACGAAAACGTGAGGTCTTCCGTAAGTCATAAGCTTAAGTTCTTTGTTGTCTTCCTTAGTCATCTTGTGAAGAGTAAGGTTCGTCACTTGCTCAAAGAATGTTGTTCCATTCTCAATAGAGCTATTAATATTTGATTCAAGAGAAGAATTGCCCTTAACATCATAAGTGCTATAATTGAAAGTACCACTAATATCTGTGATTTCATCATTTGACCCAACCGTTACAGTCGCTAGATCACCAAAATCAACAAAATGCACTTTTACTACGCCACCTACAGCATCTTTACACGGTTTTTTCCTTCCCCCGGTTAAATCACAAGCCATATTTTTATAGTATTAAAAAAGGGTAGGCAGGCTCAAGGCTCACCTACCCTCTTTGATTAAACAATTCTAATTATGAGTACAATACGATGTCTCCTCCAATAGCGTGTTGGATTCCAGCAGTAAATCTAACAACGACTCTCACATTTTGAGATCCGTCAAGATCAGCCATATCGATAACTTTTACCTCGTTAGAATCAGATAGTAAACCAGTTCCAAAGAACAAGTTTGATTTTTCAGCAGCTACCATTGTATCGCTAGCCATTCCACTTGCAAGTTCTACATTGATGCCATCAAAAGTCAAAGCACCTCCGTTGAACCACTGAGTTCCTTTAGCGTCTGTACCAGCAGCTCCAACGTTGCTAGCAAATCCACCTAAAGCTCTTACATAAGCTCTATAGATATTAGGAGCAACATAAATAGTCAAATCTTCAGCACCGTAAACAGCAGAAGGAATTGCATCTACTACAGCTCCGATTTGAGCAATTACGTTAGAAGAAGTAACAGTTGTAGCAGTTACGTCATTAACGTCACTGTCAGCACCTAGAGTAGTTTCAAATCCGTCAAATTGACCTTCGGTAGCGTTAGTACCAGACCAGATATTGGTTTCGATTCTTTGAGCTACTTTAGAAGAAACGTGTGCAAGTAAGAAATCAGAGAAGCTAGCAGGAAGATCAGAATAAGCTGAATATCCCATAGAAATTGCTTCCCAATCGGACACAAAATCCTTCTTACAAAGTTGTAGGTTAACTTGAAATTCTTCTGGTTGAAGAACTCTTTCAGTTAATGTTAAAGTAGATGTAGCAGTAAAGTCGCAAGTGCCATTTTTAACGATATCGTTAGTAGCCACTTTCTTCATTACCTCTTTATACTTTACATTAGGCTTGATAGTGATCAACTCTTTAGAAAGAGTAGATCCGCTTAGTAAAGCAGCAGAAATGTATTTCCCTGCAAACTCACCAGCATAAGTAGTAGTAATTGATGTAGTTGTTGCCATTTTCGTGTTTATTTATTAAATTTACTCATATTGCTTAGTACTCGATCCAGGGTAGTTTGAGTTCTTCTTTGAGCAAAAAGATTCATTTCTACTTCTGGCTTTGCTTCTGGGCTGTGAACCATAGGCTCAACATCAGCCTCTACAGCAGCTAGTTCTTCTTTAGGAACTTCACTGTTATACTTTTCAGAGCTGGCTTTNACTTCATCTACCAGGCTTTCAACCATAGCTTTTAATTCAGCAAACTCTTCTTTAGTAACATAAGAAGCTTCTGTAGCTTCTTCTTCAGCTTCTACAGCTTGTTCCTCTTCTAGTTGATCACCTTCAGATAATACAACTTCCTCCCCTTGTGGGGTTTCGTCTACCTTCTCTACCACTTCTTCAGCAGCGGAAAGTTCTTCTTGAGCTACTTCTTGATCCTCAACCTCTTGAGAACCTAGAAGAACCTCTTTTAGTTTTTCTACAATTTCTGTCGCTTTCATAGTTTAAAATATATTAATATTACCAAATTTGAATCTAGTTGTTGTATTTTTAACCTAAGTCTTCTATTACCCAATAATATCCTGCATCACTATTATTATCAATCATAGTTTCTTGATTAGGACTTGATACCGCAGTCCCTGCTACGCTAGTTATCCCTGTAAATACCATTTTATAACTTGTCCAATTAGAAGCATTACCTCCATATGGGCTTGATGGTACGCTACTTAAATCATCGGGTGTGGTGTAAGTAAATGTTCCTGTAATTGACCTGTATTGTGCTAACAAAACATCAGAAGGACTATAAAAAGATATTCTTGCGTTTCCTAAGTTAAACGTAGAACCCGCGCTCGTAGTCTGTCCCGCTATTACATCCCCTAACTGATTCATTAAGGCTAATGCGTTTGTTTTACCTGTAACAGGATCGTTAGCATAAGCACTAAAAGCATATGTGCTAGTGCCAGTATTTATTATAGGCTCTAATTCTACATAGGTGCCAGATGATGGCGTTTGTGGCGTAAAATAGAATATAGGTAATTGTGTATCAGTTGTAGTACAAGCAATTGTTTGACCTGAATTAGTATATCCACTTGGTACAGTTATATTAACTGTAAGTGTGCGGGTTGTCTCAGTTGTTACAGTTGCAAAACTTCCAGGACTCATACTATCAATAGTACCAATGTCTACTGATACAGCAGATGAATTGTACCTACCACTTGCATAAAGATCAAATCCTGAAATAGTAACCTCACTACAATCAAGAACATTATAGGGAGGTTGTGTTGCAGTTGTCGTACAAGTTAAAGTGCTGCCTGTATTGAAATATCCAGCAGGTACAGTAATATCTAAGCTTAATGTTCTTGTAGTATTTACTGTAACTGTGGCAAATGATGAAGGACTACTTGATGTTATAGTACCTATATCTACAGTAGGTTGCGTTATTGCACCATTTTCATCGACTGCAAAACCGCTTATAGTTATGTCTGAACACGCTAAGGTAGGAGTCAACGGCTGTGTAGCCGTTGTGGTACAATTAAGTGTTGCTCCTGTATTGAAATATCCAGCAGGAACTGTAATATCTACATTTAAAGTTCTTACAGTGTTCACATCTACTATTGCAAATGAGGCTGGACTTGTGCTAGATATTGTACCTATGTCAGCAGTAGGAAGTGTAACTGTTCCGTTTTGAGCTACTGCAAATCCAGATAAGGTTATATCGCTACAAGAAAGCGTAGGTGTTGCTGGTTGAGTAGCTGTGGCTGTACACTGTATTGTTGTCTCTGCATTACTATAATCGCCAGGAACTAATATAGATACCGTTAAGGTCCTTTCAGTAGAAGTATCAACAGCAGCAAAAGATGCTGGTGTTGTGGCGGTTATAGTGCCTATGTCTGTGGTAGGTAATGTAATTGTCCCATTCATCGCCACACTAAACCCACTTAATGTTAAGTTTTGACAACCAAGAGATGGGGCGTATATACTTCCGATTCCTTGGTTAATTAACTCACCATCACAACACTTCCTTGAGTATGTCCTGCCGTCTTTACATAGGCAAGCTCTTCTTGAGCTTCTTGGACTTGAATAACTTCCTCTTTTACTCCTCATTAGCCATATTGTGTTTCTCGCAAGGCATATACCAAGTATCGCCTTCGTAGTCGTGNGTNTGATATCCNTCACACCCTATATCTTTAGCTGCTTCTTCTGCCTCTTCTATTGTAGAGTATGCAGCTCTTCCNTCTATAATTGTTGCAGAAGCTTCTATTGCGTTTAATCCTTTGAGTTTAGAAGTNACCCAAGTTAGCATACTTTTGCCTCCCCATAGTAAATAAGAAATGGTTCCGCAAGCTTCTGAGTTGCTAGAGTCGTAATATGTTTCTGCTCTAGATAAATAACTGTAGATCCTCTTGAGAGTAGGTAGTGTAAATTTAGTATTTCCCTTTGCAATTTGTTGTCCTCTGACTTTTCCCACTTGGGTAGCACAACGATTTCCAACTTTTTCATTTAGCTCTATACCTCTTTTAGCATTGTTGACCGCAGACTTTGGATATCCTCCATAAGATTCTAGCTCTACCTCATCAGAAAGTTCTGAAATGGCTTCTAGCAATTCGTATTCTGCATTTAGCTCATCAACGCATTCATCATAAAAAGACTCTGGTAAAGTATCCTGAGGGCCTTCATCAGCATTATCTGCAAAATAGCCTTCTATAGAAAAGCCGTGAACTTCTCCGGCTTTTACTTTTTTCCATACGTCATCATTATATACCTTCATAGAAACCATCCAAGTTCCTACTGGTACATCAAATCCATATTTTCTAGATTTATCTTTCTTTTCGTCTTCTACAAGCCAGCTTTCCACGACAGTCATTCCATCAAGCTTTTCGTTATGCTCTAATGTAGAGTTCGATTGATAACCTCTTTTAAGGAAAAGCTCTGAAGCTTTTCTTACAGTATCTACAGAGAAGTAAATAAAGTAATCTCCGTCTTCTCCCCTTCTTAATATTTTCTTATTGGGGACCAAAGCTGCTCCCATCAGTATACGCTTTTCACCGTCTACTTCAGCAAGCATAACTGGCTCTTTCTTGAGAGCAATGAAGTCTTCCTCTATAGCTGGGTTTTCTACTACTGAGATAGCTTCTATCCCGCTAAATTCGTTTTCTTCGTCTATAATGAGTTCTATTACTTTCTCCATACTATTATAACTATTTATTTTAACTGTTGTTTTATTATCCTAAAGTAGCAGATTGAATTATCTTATTATCTAAGTCTTGTTGGTTGCTTACTTCGCTTCCCACAACATAAGCTTTTAATGGCTCACTTCTTGCTCCTGAAATCGCCCTTCCTAATTGATCCACATTAGATTGGCCTACTACATTGAATATTGGGGCCGCTTGACTTGTTCCAGCCCCTTTAGACGCACTTAATGTACCTGCCCCCTTTGACCCTGGGACTTTGACGGCTAGTATATTCTTAACGTTAGCTAACCCCTGCACAACCGCTGCCGCTGCTAAAGCAAATCTAGCTACAGTAGGTAATGTTTTGTCAGTTAATGCTGCGTTTGCCGCAACATAAGCATCCATTGTGGCTGTTGCAATTGCAAAAGCCTTACCCGCTGCGCTTTGTTCCCCTAGAAAATTAGCCATACTATTAGTAAATTCAGCGATAGCAGCTATTTCTTCTAAGTAATTATTTTTCTTATTTTCTGTTACGCGGTTATCAGATTCGATGAGTTCTGCATTTAATTCTGTCTTAAATTTTACAAGATCAGAAAACCCTTGAGCTTCTATTTCATTTGCAGTTTTTTGCCTCTTCCTATCTAACATACCAAAAGCTTCATTAGCAGAATTGTTTTTTTCTAAAAAGGAAAACAATAAACTTGCTCTTTTATTATTGGCATCTTCTTGTACTTTAAATTCGTCTATCGTATTTTGTATTCTTTTCTTTCTTCTATTTTCAGCTTCTTCGTCAGTTCTCCTAACAGCCTCCCCTCTATTGTTTGTGAATAATATAAAATCATCCGCTAAAGACTTTTCCGCTTCAGAAACAGCCTCTTGTTTCCTTAAAGAAATATCTAATGCTTCAACTTCTAGTTTTTCTAGTTCCTTTCTGATAGCTTGAGCTTTTGCTAATTTTCTTAGTGATTTTATTTTATCCTCTATTGCATCTCTAGAAGCCTGTGTTAATTTGCCATTCTCGTCTACTTCTGGATTTAAATCCTTATATCTTTTGGTTATTGCAAAAAGTGTTCTTTGTAATTCATCTCCACTTAAATTCCCTCTATCGACTAGCTTAACAAAAATATCTAAATCTGCTGCGGTCTCTGTAAAAGAACCTTTTAGTGCATCTAAAGACTTTTTAAGCTTCTTACTATTCATTTCACTTTTTTCTAATTTAGCAATGAAAATATTAAATAGAACAATAAGTCCCAATGGGCCTAGGAAAGCTTTCCCTAACTGCTTGATTCCACCAACTACACCCCCAGAAGTGGCAATAAGAGTAATGAATAATGTTGACAATTGGCTTATGTTGTTAGCCATTGCTGTAAAGCCATAGTTGGAGTCAGATATAGTTCTACTAAGTTCTACAAGGGTTGCTCCAGCAAGACCAGTCTTATCAATCATATTCTTTGAAGACTTGCTAGTCTTGTTCATCTCAGCGGCTTGCTTTTTTAAATCAACATTGACTTTATTGATAGCGGTATCTAAGCTTACAAAGTCTTTGGTTAACCCTTGGACTTTAGCCTTACCTGCATCATTTATTTCAAATATGAATCTTATTCTATTGTCGGCCATATTTTCTACGTTTAACTGTTTCTCTCATCTCTTTAAATGTCTCTGGAGCCTTATGGCTTCCTTTTGCAAACTGAATTAATTCGTTTGCATCATAATAGTCCATAATTTGTAACCCCTCTATAACTTGCTTTATCATACTGTTCTGGTTGTTAAGTCTACTGTTACTTTTGTGGTGTCTACAGTGTTATATGTTTTAGATACATTATCTGTATAATCGTCTTCATTGTCCAAAGAGGGCAACAAATTGGATTTATTAATTAATTCTAACTGAGTCATTCCAGTCAAGAAGTTAGTTACAATCTTATTTACTCTAAATGTATAATCAAAGATTATAACAGAATCGTTAAGCTTTAATTCTCTTAGAATATCATCTGGAATATTAGCCTTGTATTTATAAATACGACTAGCAGGATCGAAAGTTTGTGTTATGTAATCGTCATAATACTCTTTATATAAAGTTCCTGTGAATGGAGTACCAGAATATTCGTTGGTCTCTGCGTAGAAATTGATGTTTTTAAGATCGGTGTCCGGCAACAGCTTTAGACTGTTTGACGGAATATAATAGCTACTTATGTTTTGAGATGATGTTGTGGTTATAACTACTTCTATTTGTTCTTGAGTAATTCCCTCTGTAGAGGGAAGAATCGGATAAAATAATAAAGGTTTACCAACAATACTATTTTCATTAGAATTTACAGAATATCCCCATTGTATTTTAGTTAATTGGTTCACATCTTCTACATCCCCATCATAAAGTCTATTAAATTTATGATGTTCAAAAGGCACAACAACCTCATAACTTTCGCCTACTTCTAAAAAGTCATCACTACTTGAATCCGCAGTTTTATTCGGCCATATTGCAGTTCCCCAAGGCTTTCCTGCAATTTCTTCGTGTTGAGAAGCGAAGATTGTATCTAAACCATCGTATTTAAATTCTATACTAGAGAAAGGGATGATTGACTCTATAGTCGATTCTGTTATATCTGTGTACTCTGTTAAATTTACAGTTTGACCTGAAGCATAAAAATTGTCTAATGTTTTAACTTCTATAACCCGATCATTGTTAACTACGGCAGTTAAATTAAACATCTTAAATAAGCCTGTTAAGAAGTCAATTATTTTTATTTTATTGGGTATTAGCTCAGACGTATCTTTTTCTACTGCGGTTGGAAATGAATAAGAGGCTGTATAACTTATAACAAAAGTCCGCATTTCTCCTGCCCAGCCAAGAGCGAATCCAGGTCTGTTCTTTTTAACGGCTATATCTAAATCAAAGTCTATAGCAGAGGTTGTTTCTAAATGAAATGAATACAACCCCTCAGGTAAGTCTATTCTGGGGGTTCCCTCACTACTATTTCCTTTCATATTCATAGGGTGCTTATCTCCTGACAGATCATTAACCCTAAAAAACTCTTCATTATCTTTTTTAAGAACAAAGTTGTATGAATCTGAATTAGACGGAAATATTTTGACATCTAAAAAGTATTCTGCTTTTGATTGTTTAAAAAAAATATTCTGCGCTCCATTAAATCTTCCTCCTGCTGGCGTTGAAGATTGAAGTAACCCCTTTTCATCGGTGTCTCCTCTAGCCGTAGTAAAATCAGAAGCCTTTAGCTTCCTCTGAGGCGATTTAATATCTATTTTACCCTTTTCTTTGTTGAGCCACATAAATAAATTGTAGTATGGCAAATTTGTTGTGTTAAAAAAGGAACTATCAAACTGTATATTGGTATATTGATCCTCTATAGCTTTTATAATAGTATGTATTCTAAGGGCTGGTTTTAAATCTCTATAATTAACCCCTTTATAGTTACCGTGAGGATATAAATTATATTCCTTAGTGTTATCTATGGAGTCATAAACCAACCTCTCTGTTGAAGTGATAAGTGGAAATAGTAAGCTATCCGTAAAAGTGTCTGATCCTATCGTCACATCACTAGCATTTCCCATAAGACTAATTATGTTTGACGCGGTATAATCAAATTCTATATCAGAAAGAGAACTTAAGGTATTAAGTGTTTTATCGCCTAAAGTTTCTGATAATTTAACCGTATCGCCAAAGAAGGTTACTGTATATGAGTAAGGCTTGTTATCTTTCATATTGACTGCATCTAATTGCAGTCTTCCCTTCTTAAACAACAAAAAATTCAAATGTAACTCTGCATCTAGCCTTCGAGTAGCATCAAAGTTTAGATTATCTTCAGGATCTTTCTCTCTTCCAATGTCTGGATTGTAGAAGTGTTTAAAAACACCATTATTTATCCTACTAGCTGGAACGGTAAAAGTTCTAGTAAACTCAGCGAAAACTTTTGCTATATCCCGAACATCTTGAATGCTTTGAACAAGTTCTATACTTTCAAAATCAAACAATTCTATTTGATCGTAGCTAGAGGCTTTAGTTAGATATAGTTGTAGTTGCAGCATTATCTTACGTTGTTTATGTAATCAGAAGCAAAACTGAATGTTACAGTATAATTTATGGTTTTATTATTTAAGCTAGTGTTATAAGTGAAATCTTTATTTTGTGGTGTGGCCGCAATAGTACTCACATCATAAGTAATCCAGCAGTTTTCTGTTAAGAGTAATTCTTCTATTGTTTGATTAAAATCTTCATTTATAAACCCAGTATTAAGAGTTAGATTCCTGCCAGCCTTAACATCAAATCTTTGAGATTGTATGTCTCCAGTATTGTAAGAAGCGTTAGAATCAATTATATTCCTTTTGAATATTGAGTCTGTTATATTAAAACTCTCTACAGACTTCTTAAAGAAATACATTGTCTGAAGTACACCAAATTTATTTATAAATTGACACTTAATTGGTGTGAACTTAGGTTCACAAACAGGAATTAGATTTATGCTTTTCAGTAATGTAGTTTGACCATTATTATATACATTTATAGTATATGATGAATTATTTGTGTTTGGTGTAAACGTTACATACTTAACAGCACTTGCAGCAGTGTTATCAAAATCTGCGGCTAGGTCCACTGTAGTAGGCGTTCCATTTACAGTATATAAAATTTCTATATCATCCTCTGTAAAGAAAGGGATATCTATAGATGTTCCCTCCGGGGTATAAACATAGTTCGATGATATAAGTGCGTGTCTGCTTAACTCGGGAGTAGCTCCCTCTTGGAAGTACCCATATCCGTCAAATGCTAAATAATAAGATGTTGCCATATTAAGTGGTTATTGTTGATTCTATTTGAACCCATTTAACATACGTTATATTGTTGTTTAAGGGTGTATTTATGTTTGGTGTCAATTTATCTCTAACAAGCTCTGATATTTCAAATATCACATAATCATCTCCCGGTAAAGGTTTCTTTGTTAGTGTTGCTACAGCCGTCCCTTTATCTGTAGTTTTTGTGCCTGAATAAACATAAATGTCTATCTGAGTTTGTACCATACCCGATTGAGTATATTTCAAATAGTATGGGCTTCTAGTATTTATCTTAGTTTCAGGCATTATGATGAAGGTTGATCAGCGGTTAATACACATACTTTTTGTTCGTTAGACCCTCCATTATGGAATCCGGCAGGGATGTTTATATAGACATTAACTGTTCTAGTTATTGGACTGCCGGTAGTGTTAGGATTCCAGCTAGGTGGCAATGTTTCTGATCCCGCATAGTCAGGGCTAACATACTCTCTTTTAGCTATATTTATAGTAGATGATGTCGGAGCTGTAATTGTTCCGTCTTGAGCAACAGCAAATCCAGTTATATCTGTACAGTCTGGGATGTATTCCGTAACAACACTATCCTCTATTTGTACCCACTTAACATAATCACTTACATTATTAGAGGGTAGATTATTATTAGGGGTTAAATATTCTCTAACAATTTCAGCAAGTTCAAATATTACATAATCGTTTCCGCTTATAGGATACTTCTTTAATGAATATTTCACATTCCCTTTATCAGTGGTTTTCTGCCCAGCATAGACGTAAATATTTAACTCCACATATACAAGATTAGAAGCTTGGTATTTTAAAGGGAAAGGACTTCTTACATTTATCTTAGTTGACATTCTTACTTGTTGAGTTTTTAAGGTGCTGTTCTACGTCTTTGATGTAAGCCTCTGATGAATCAGACAAAATAGCTCTCACTATTCTTAACATTGCTAATTCAGATATATTTCTTCCTTGATATCCAAATCTTTTTATAGTTCCCTTTTTCCCTATTGACCGAGCAATTAAGAATGCTGTTTGTTTAGTATTCATCCCTGGGAAGTCTGATATATTTTTTTGCTTCATCCATCTAGCAATAGGCCTGTATGGAGGCTGAGTTTTTCCAGCTGTTCTCCCAAACTGTAAAATATCAAACACAAAGCTTTTTTCTATGCCTATACCTATAGAGTCAGCAGTTTCGCCTACTTTAGCAAACACACTCCTAGCTGTCTTGCCTGTAGCATAAAGCTCATCACTTATCATCTGGTCTCTTATGGCCCTCTGTATCTGAGGCGCATATCTATTCATTACTGCTTTAAGATTTTTTCTATTCACAAGTGCTAAAATTATCGTTAGGCATTTGTACAGACAGCGTTATTCCCCATCCAGCTAATTCATTTTCAAAACGATCCTGGAAAGGCTCAGCTGTAACTTCTCCAGCTACTTGGAGGTCACTATTTTCTAATAGCGTACCTCTTCTTAAATGGCTCTGTAGATCATTTACAACAGCAAGCTGAGTATTTAATATATCTTGTAGGTTGTCATTACCATAAAATGAATCATAAGTATTTTCATTCTTGTTTTTGTCGACAATATCCATAGACAATACACTAATGTCTGCTGTCATAACGTAGTCACTAAAGACTACGTTTCCTATGCTTATGTGTGACAATGGAAATATAGTTGTCTTAGTTAAGTCAACCTCCATTATATCACCAAAGGTTACAGTATTAGTAATATTATTGGCTCTTAGCCTGTCTTTAATCTTGTCTAATAAGTCGTATACTTCTTTCATTTTATTTTCTTAATAGCCGCAGCTTCTAATTGATTCTTTTCTTTCTCAAATTCAAGCCAACTTAAGGCTTGCGTAACTTTGAGTTTTGTAACCTCTTCAAATTTGAGGAGGTCTCCTTTAGCGATTGCATAAATTGACTGATACCAACCCCATTTTCTGCCAAAGCTTGCCTCAGCTCCGAGTCCTCCTTCTGAGCCTCCTTCTGTAAATAACCCATCAAATAAACTGACAGTTCTTTCCCTAAACGATAAAAAAAAACCACAGCCCCCAGTGCTATATCAATAGGCATATCTTTCATTACCTCTGAGTATTTATCTGAGCTTTCGTAGCCTTCTATAAGGTACATTCCTCTTTTCTCGAAAGTAATCGGTCTGTATAATACAGCCATAGCTTTATGCATATCACTCCAGNNAGNCATATAAGTGTCTAAGTCAACAAATTCTCCTAAAGAGATGCTATCGAGCTTGGGTATAAA